CAAACTACACCTTTGGGATAAGGGCATTGCAGACGGTGGAAGGGACTATTTTAACAACAGGGGAGGAGCATACGATGATTTTTCCGCAATCTGCTCACGCATAAAGGAAGCCATCCGAGCCGACCAAATCAAGGGAGGCATGGCGGGCATCTACAACCCCTCAATCACGCAGCGGTTGAATGGATTGGTAGAAAAGCAGGAAACGAGTATCACCATTGAGCAACCCCTATTCGGGGATGGACTTTAAGTACACCACCGCCATCAAGAAGATTCGGGCCATGCAGGCTCGGAAGAAGGTGATACAAGGCGGGACAAGTGCGAGCAAGACCTTCGGCATCCTTGCGGTCCTCATTGACCACGCCGCCCGACACCCCAAGTCCGAGATTTCGGTAGTCAGCGAATCCGTCCCTCACCTACGGCGGGGAGCGATTAAGGACTTCGCCAAGATTATGCAATGGACCCATCGCTGGGTTCCCGACCGCTGGAACAAGACCCTACTGCAATACAACTTCGCCAACGGGTCCACGATTGAGTTTTTCTCGGCTGATTCGGAAGCCCGCCTCCGTGGGGCAAGGAGGCAGGTACTCTACATAAACGAAGCGAACAACATCGACTTCGATTCGTACTACCAGTTGGCCATCCGTACCAGCCAAGAAATCTACATCGACTTCAACCCCACCCACGAATTTTGGGCGCATACGGAGGTCTTGCCCGAAACGGATGCGGAGTTCCTCATCCTGACCTATCAGGACAACGAGGCTCTACCTGATACGATTCGGAACGATATTGAACTAAACCGAGCCAAAGCAGAAGCCTCGGCATACTGGGCGAATTGGTGGAAGGTCTACGGCCTCGGTCAGGTCGGAACGCTACAGGGGGCGATATACGAGGATTTCTCGGTAGTTGAGGGTATAGACCCAAGCACGATGAAATTCGTCGCCTACGGGCTTGACTGGGGGTTCAGCACGGACCCAACCGCCTTGGTCGCCGTGTACCGCAGGGGGGATGACCTCTTCATTCACGAACTGCTGTACAATCGTGGCCTCACCAATAGCGACATTGCCACCCGCTTAAAGGAATTCGGCATCACAAGGGCGTGGGAAATCGTGGCCGATTCAGCCGAACCGAAGTCCATTGAAGAAATATACCGCCTCGGCTTCAACATCAAGCCCGCATCCAAGGGACCCGATTCGGTCAGGCAGGGGATTGACATCGTGAAGCGGTTCAACCTTCATGTTACAAAAGATTCCACAAACCTGATTAAAGAACTCCGCTCCTATACTTGGGCCACCGACAAAGACGGCAAGGACACGGGAGTTCCAATTGATTCCTATAATCATGCCTGCGATGCGCTCCGCTATGTGGCCTTGAATAAACTTGCCGTGAGTAATTCGGGGAAGTACTTGGTGGTGTAACTTTGGGCCATGAACCTTGAATCTATTATTGATTTGCTTTTGATTTTTGGCAGATTCTTCCTCTTATTGGTCTTGATTTTTGCAATCGCCTCCATACTATGAAACTCGTACACTACTACCACATCTACTGCGGCGGAGGCGGGCAATGGCAGTTAATCATGCACCAACACATGATGGCCCTGTGCAACTACGGCTTGATTGAACAACTCGACGAGATTCGGGTCGGCATCGTCGGCCCGCCCGACCAGCGCAAAGCCGTCAAGGATATCTTGGACAACTCGCTCGTGGCTTCCAAAATCAAGGTTGTCGTTACCCGGACAAACGCTTGGGAGCAGGCTACGCTTACCGAGATGTACCGGGCATCGCAGACCGAGGATGCGGCTTACCTGTACGGGCATACGAAGGGTAGTTCCGACCCATCCCTCATTAACCAACTTTGGTGCAGGTCGATGATATTCTTCAATATCGTGGCTTGGGAACGAGCCATCGCAGAACTCGCCAATGTGGACTGCGTTGGTGCCTATTGGCTGACCAAGGAGGAGTTCCCGCAAATTGCTGACCACAACAACCCCGACGGTTATCCTTACTTCGGCGGTAACTTTTGGTGGGCCAAGTCCTCCCACATTCGGGAACTGGGCGAACCGCTTCGAGAACACCGTTACCAAGGGGAGCATTGGATTGGGAAGAAACCGAACACCGTTGTTTTTGACCCCAACCCAGGTTGGCCCGACCCAAGCAAGTTCGTCATCACATTCTAACCATGTACCAACTACTTCCAACCGACAGACCTATCCAAGGCATTGAAATCGGCCTTTGGGAAGGTGTCAACGCAGTCCGACTGCTGACCCAGTTCCCGAACCTGCACCTCACGGGCATAGACCCATTTGAGGGCTATGACGATTGGCACGGTCACATCCCTGCCGATTCCATGTACCAACGGGAAGGCATCACCATGCGGGCTTTGGAGCCGTTTGCTGACCGATTCACGCACATCAAACGCTACTCGGATGCGGCCCTTGAACTGCTGCCCGACGGAGCCTTTGATTTTGTTTACATTGACGGGGACCATTCCCACAAGTGGGCTTTGCATGACATCACCAACTACTGGAACAAGGTCAAGTCGGGAGGCATCCTCTGCGGCCATGACCGTTCCCTTTCGGGGGTGGCCCAAGCCCTTGTTGATTTCGGCCATGAGTTCACACCCACCGAGGAACCGCAAGGGGATTCGTGGTACATCGTAAAGCCATGAAACTACTCGCCAATATCGCCTACCACCACCATCCAAACAGGGTGGAGAATTTGATTAAGGTCATTGAGGCCATCAAGTCCTACCCTGTGCAGGCAGAAATCTTCGTGGACACCAACGACCCCCAAGCAGCCCAAGAACTCGCTCACCTTCCCGTTACCTTCCACGCCCATACAAGCATGGGACACCCTTGGGAACTGACGAGCAAGCACCGCAGCCGCATTGCGGAGGTTTACCAGCACTTTGACTGGGTGGCGTACTTTGAGGACGATATGATGCTGCCCAAGGAGGGGTTCGTGAATTTCACCAAGCAGTTCGATGCGATGTTTGAGAACAACCTGTACCCGTCCTTCACTCGCATTGAAACCTACCCCGACAAGGAAGGCGAATTTAGCCCCGACATCACATTCAATTTGACACCGAATATGTGGAGGGAGTGGAACGGAAAGACCTACGCAAGCCTGCCGTATTACATCAACTACCACGCCTTTTGGATGTTCAGCACGAAGCGACTTGCCGAGGTGTTGAGCCGCAACCCGCAAGCGTTGCAGATGATTCCTAACAACGGCTTGTATCGTGAATCATTGGCATCCATGCCGATTTGGTCCTTGGAACTAAAGCCGATGCTGGAGATGGACGAGAACGGCGAACTTGCGGACCATTGCAAGGTTTATCACTTGACCAACAACTATCCCAGCCAAAGCAGGGACATCAAAGAAATTTTTAGACGATGAAACTCCAAGACCTCACTATTGACCAATTCCAACGCATCGCTGCGCTGGAGTTCTCGCCCGTCCTCACGGACTACGACAAGCGTGCTGGGGTCGTTGCAATCGTTGAGGGAGTGGATATATCAATCGTCCGAGAAATGCCCGCCAAGGGGCTTACTAAGCGTTACAAGACCATCATTGCGGAGTGGAACGAACTACCTACCTTGGCATATCGCAGGCGGTTCAAAGCAGGCGGCAAGTGGTGGATTCCAACCGTGTTCACCGATGAACTCACGGCGGGGCAACTGATAGACCTGATGGACACCGACACGACGGACGAAAAGAAGTTGGTCCAAAACCTGCACCGCATCATGGCGACCCTTTGCAGAGAGGGCGGGTTCCTCGGATGGTTCCCCGAGAAATACGACGGGGCAAGCCATCAAGAGCGGGCCGAACTGCTCAAAGCCCACGCCAAGATTGGCGATGTTTGGGGGGTGGTCAGTTTTTTTTTGCTAAGTTCCGAAAGTTACTTGAAAGTTTTGAGCGACTATTCCAAGCACCTGACCAAGGGGATGCAGGGCCAGTAACCAACCCGCTCGCAGGTTACGGTTGGCTCATGGTGGTTTGGCGGATGGCGAACAAAGATGTGCTGAAATTTGATGCCATCTTTGCGATGAAAGCGGTGGAGTTCTTGAACTACGCCCTGCTTATACACGATATTTTGGAAGCCGAAAGGCAAGAGGCGGAGCGTATGAGGCGCAGGTAGGACACTATTTGCGTGGCTGGACATTTACCACCATGGAATTTGATGTATTCGTCGGTGGTTCGGGCAAGAAACTGACCGACTTGCAGAAGGAAGCCTTGGCTGACTTCGGTGTGAGCCTTGCGGACGGAGCGATTGAGAACAAGTCCTACGCATTGGTCACCAAGTGGCTGGAGGGAGTGGTCAGGCTCGCCAAGCAGAACCTCGCAAACGCCAACGCCATTGCCAGCAACTCCCTTGCGCAAAGTATAACCGTTGAGCCTATCACTCTGACCGATTCCTCCTTTGTCGTGGCTATCAAGGCCAACGATTACTGGAAGTTCGTGGACCTCGGTGTCAAGGGAACGCAGAAGAGCAACCGTGCGCCAAATAGCCCGTTCCAGTACAGGGACAAGCGTCCACCCATCCGACCTTTGCAGGAGTGGATTGCGTTCAAGGGCATTCCGCTGGAAGGCCGTGACAAGCAGGCGGCGAACAGGTCGTTTGCCATCAACATCGCCAACAAGATTAGGCGGGAAGGCTTGCGGGCCACCAACTTCATGTCCAACGCAGCCACCAAGGAAATGGTGGATGTGCTAACCGTAAACATCGCCGAAGTCCTCGGCAAGTCCATCAGCGTCGCAACCGTCCGATAACCCATGTCCATATCCGTACTATCAGGGTCGCCCCTCGTAGCGACCCCTGTCTACAACAAGATGCTCTACAAGGTCAGCGGCTCGCTGATTGCTCAACCCAATTACCGATACGTCTGCGATGTGAAGAACCCCGCAGGCACGACGCTGGCACGGCTGAAATGCGACAAACTGCCGACGACCAACTTCGGATTCTTTGATGTGCAGAGGGTCGTTGAAACCCTTATCGCCCCGACGGCCCCATCGCCGACTCAGACCGGATTCGTGGAGCATTCGGGGTTTTATTCGGGATACCGGCTGGACTTCACGCAAGAGTACGGGAACACACCCGTCGTCACGGGAGCAACCACAACGGTCAGCGGGGTGATGGCGTTTGCGGGGAACTTGGAGCAGTTGGAACTGGCTGACTGGAGCCTTAACCCGTACTTCCGCATCGGTAGCAGTTTCACCAATGTCCGACCGCTTACAACCCCGCAAGCCTTCACCGTGTACCAAGGGGGGAGCAACTTCCTTGCCATCAACGGGACAAAATATGAAACCGTTGTGCCTACCGCTGATTGGCTCGTATCGGCACGGGTTGCCTACAAAGGGGTGAACTACGATTTTGCCGTCAGCCCAAGCCTATCGGGAACCACAGACTTCAACATTCAGCGTTTTGCCTGTGGCCCTGCAAATCTTTCGGGGAGCATCCCTGCATTGAGCGGAGCGGTGGAGGGCGATTCCTACACGGTGCGGTTCATATCCAATGCGGCTGGTCAGTCGGATACAACCACCTTCACCTTCGGCCCCTGTCAGCGTTTTGATTCCATCCCCGTTCACTTCGTCAATAAGTACGGCGGGATTGATTCGTACACCTTCACGATGAAGAACCGCAAGCGGGCCAACATCCAGCGGGAGGTTTATGGGTATAACTCCGATGTGTATGCCACCACCACCTACAACAAGGTTTGGGCGGGTTCGTTTGACTTCGTGTACGCACTCAATAGCGATTGGCTGACCGATGCCGAATCCGAGTGGTTGATTGAAATGGTACGGAGCGGGTATGTGTGGCTCGAACTCGGTGGAACCCTTGTGGAAGCGGTGGTCAATGCCAACCAGTATCAATTTGTAACCAGACGCAACGACCGCCTCACGCAGTTGCAGTTGGAGGTTGCGGTTGCCTATGACAACTCCATTTTATGAGCGTAACACTCATAGCCTACCCGACGACCAGTTTCGTCAACGACTTGGCGGCGTGGAACAACTTCAACACCCGTGCCGATGCGGATGGAGCAACCGCAAAGGAGGAAGCCTGCTTTGACTGCTTGTATTCCCGCTTTGCACCGCTGAACGGGATGCCCGAACTCGCCTATGTGCTTGACACGATGGGCGGGACCGACATTGCGGTCACCTATTCCATTGGTGACATTGAGGATGTGACCAAGCAACGGGGGTCATTCTCAAAGACGATAACCCTGCCGAACACCCCGACGAATCGGGCCTGCTTTGCGTATGCTTACAACATCCAATCCTTCGTGGGTGGATTCCAACCCAACAAGCGGATAAGAGCCGCTATGTGGGAGGATGGGGTGCAGGTCTTTTCGGGAGTGCTGCAGTTGCTATCCATGAGCAAAACCAAGGGAACGGTCACCTACGAGGTGGGTTTGTTTACGGACAATGTGTCCCTGTTCAAAGCGATAGAAGGCAATATGCTCGTCAACACGGCGGGCGTTACAGG